AACATCGGTAAACAGTTCAATTCTTCCGAAATCCATTGTTTTTCACTCCTTTGCTATATAAATCTTCTTCCCGAACTTGTTGTTCTGTCCGGTAGTCTCTCTATCGTGGTTTCTTTTGTGCGAATGTCGTAAATAACTAGCTTTCTACACTTTTGACATTCCGAAAACAAGTTAATGCTTGCCCTACCATCATAAACGCCAACTTTGCGTTTGCATTCGGGGCAATATACCGTAACTGGATTGCCCAACTTTTGCTTCCCCCTTTTTTGTAATACAAAAAGAACCGCCCAACCGGACGGCTCTCTCTGAGAAGGATTGTTTTATGGTTTTTTCGTGTCTTGCACTTTTTCCATCTTAACAATATCATAAATCAAAAGTGACATTCAATGACATTCGGTGACATCTTTATATTCCGAACCATATTTTGTTTCAAATTCGGTTAATGCTTCTCCGTGCAACCGTAAAACTTGCCGTTCAGAGTAACCAATTTCAACTGCAATGTCGGAAAACCCTTTTCTTGCTACATACCGTGAAAATAATATTGCGTAATGGGTTTCTTCTTCCATTTTCTCAATCTGCTCTACGATATGAGCCTTTTTATCCACATATTCGTCAATCATTCGGTCTAGTGCGGTCTGTCGGTCATGGATTTTAGCGTAAGCCGTACCCATTTTGTCGTGATTAGGTGTTGTCTGCACCCTTTCTTCCAGTTTTACCGCCGAAAGTCCGTAAAATAGGACTTTAAGCCTAGTAATTTCCGATATTTTGTTTTCAATCATTCGGTCAAGCCGACTAATTTGCCCCAAATAAGTTTTTGTGTCCATTCCGCACCTCCTATAAAAACCCTTCCATGATGATTGTCTTGCGAATACGGTTTTTTCTCGATACAAACAACGCAAAGTTGGCAAGGCAATCGGGTACATCGTCATTTTTATTCTTTCCTGCTACGGAATAACTAAGCATTTGCCCCATAAACCGTCCGTAGTCACTCTTTGGCGTATAATCTTCCTTCATGCGGAACAAACAGTGCCGTTTTATCCAATCGGAATTGACAATAATTCGGGTTTCCTTGTTCGTTTCGGTTGCTTTGGTGGTTATGTTGCACCGTCCACCCTTTTTATCAACGATTTGGCTTACCTCATGTGCTAATCTGTCACCGCCTGCGTTACTCTCAAACTCACACTGTTGCATATTGTGGTCTACAATTATGTTTGATAACCGTTCATGTTGCATTCCAAAGTCTGAACTATCATCACAAATACAATCCACCATGTAAAAATCATCATCGTATTGGTAAAAACACGGCAAAACCATGTAGTCAATACCTTTCGACTTGGTATCACACACGCCAATAATGGCATCCGGCTCACGGCTAGGCAATGTCGTGTATCTCCGAAGGTCGTCCTCATGGTAAAGCAGACCTTCACGCTCAATCGGCTCGTTTTTGTAAAGGCAACGGTAGGAAATATCATCCATTGCCAACGCTTGGTCGTTAAAAAACTTTGCTGACATACCGTTATACTTGTAATTAAAATTACTTTCGCCAGTTTCGGGGTCAATATCCGGTACTGCAATAAAACGAACACGGTCACTACCCTCATACAAGGTCTTTAACCGTCCAATTACATCGTGAACGCTCCATCTAGTCGCAATGTGTATCTCTTTTACTTGCTCGTTTAACTTACGCTGACGGGCATCTACGGAGTAAATATTCCACAAACTATCCAATCTTGCTTTGTTTAAGGCTTCTTCGATACCACCAATAAGGTCATCGCAGTACAAATAGCGGTTACATCGTACTTTACCGGAGTTTTTAGACCCTACAGAAGTGCATTGTAGTGAATAAAACGGCTTGTACTTGCCAAAATCCAGTTTTTCTGCCTTTGCATTGGTGTCTCTTAGCTTTACATCGGGGAAAATATCACTCCAAAGGTACTCGTCACTTGTAGTTATATCTAAAACACCGTCATAAAACATTCTTGTAATGTCGCTAGAGTGAGAAAAGAACAATGAGTAGTCTGATGGGTGCTTGCCGATTATCCAACTTGCAAAAAACTTCTCTAAAGTGGTTTTTTGAGTGCCGGGCGGCATGGAAATTGACAAATAATCAAGCCTATCGTCCTCTAAATCCTGCATTGCTTGTATTAAACCATGTTTATTTAACTGTTCCATCTTAGGAAAGTAGAATTTATCTTTCTCAACACGGTTCTTTTCAAGATAAAGCAAGTAACTATGAAACAGATACGGTGCTTCTAGCTTTAATAACCCGTACCACTGTTCCAAAATTTCATAACTGACCTTATTTGCGTTGCAATAACTGTCAAGGTCATAAATAGTAACACCGCTTAATTGCCGTGTAAAATCCTCAATAAGCCCCTTTGCCCTCTTAGTCAAGGTTAGTCCATACTCAACGTCTTTCTCGTCCGCTATGGCGGTATTACAAGCGTTACAGTACACCTCTATGGCTTTATCTGTTACGCCGTTCACACTTATGTAATTTTCTAGTCCGGTAACTGCTTCGATTAAATCCTTTGAAGCCATAAGAAAAGCGCACCTCCTTTGTCCGTAAACAAATAAAAATGCGCCACTTCGCAGATACATACCGCCACTTCGGTATGCCTAGAATATTATTTTAAAATCTTTTTGTCAGCAGAAAGAACTTTAAGACCGTTTCCGCTTGTCTTTAACTCAATATCCTTGCCCTTTGACAATTCCTTTGCAATAACCTCGGCTTTTTCGATTATTTGGACTTTAAGGTCTCTTTCCGTCATAAAACACCTCCGCAAAACGCACCATATCGTAATTTTCCCGAATGTAGTCCACACAATCCTTTAATTTGTCATTTAATACCGTATCTGTAGTCGGAATTTCGGGATGGTAGTACGCATGGCAATTCTTTTCAACTCCATTTTTGTATTCCTCATAGTCAAAAACTATGTGTATCAACGGAATTTTGGTTAATTTAGCCGTTTTTCGGTTGTACCACCACTGAATTAGTTTTTTAAACACCTAAATCAACTCCCTTTTCGGTAAAATCGTCCAATTCCGGCTTGTTGTTCATAGTCCAAATCGCACACATCATGTTCCAAACAAAGGCACGGTCATGGTTCTCGTCCGTCCACCCTGCTTTTACTTTCAAGTAATGACGAATACCGCTATCCATGTAGCTTGAAATCGGAATTCCCTTCTTCCAGTTATCTTTACCATACTTCTTCATGCCCTCTGCAAAGTGTCTTGACAGTTCAAGCATGGATTCCGCATCAGACCAACCGTGATTTATGTTAAATACACGAATTGCTTCGTACAGTTCGTCAATATCTGCATTTTCTTTAAAATTCCGTATATGGTAAAGTTCGCCACAATCCATAAACTCTGCCACTTCATCCAACGGCAAAAGAGTTGTATTCCCTTTTGAATCGTCAATATCCCTAACTGCACCGCCCTCAAATTCTCTGCGGTTGCCCGAATCTAAAATTGCCATAAATATACCTCCTAAGAAATCACGGAATGGGCTTTGACACCCAAACCGTGCAGACCGACTTTTACGGTTTTCTTCGTCACGACACGAAGAAAGTTGACACATATTTGAAACACCGACTATAACGGTCGCAACTTCGGAAAGTATACGGTTTGAATCTCACGCTTGTCACCGTACCTTTATCGCACGGCAACCCATGTACGGATGTACTGCAAAATGAATTATAATGTCTTTAGTATATTTTTTTGTTTTCCGCATCTTATGTCTGCAAGCGGTGGTGCAGTCGGGTACTTGCCGAATTTCACGCTGACAACATGGATTTTTCGGCTTCCATACAATCAACGAAATACCCTAATTGCCGCTGTGGCTTTGAAGCCACCACTTGGGGGTAGTGTATGCCCTATCGCATAAGCGGCAACAATGAATGAAAGAAGAAAGAATATGACAAAAATTCATCACGCAAAATCCAACGGCAGGGATTTGAACCCATGTTCACGGAAGGGGTGATTTCCGTTGCTCTGCCGGATATAAGCTACCGTTGGGGAACTGGGGTAGAAGGATTCGAACCTTCGGGTGTGGCGGTCAAAGCACCATGCCTTACCTCTTGGCGATACCCCATTGCTTACTGAGTAATTAACTCCGAGTGCGGCAATGTTAAAATCCAATCGCAAAACTCTCTCCATTCCGGTAATCGGTGGAATCTTCGTTGCGAATAGATGGTTTTTAACTGTCGGTAGTTTGTCGTCATTGCCGCCGTTAAACGGAATCCGCAAGGGTTGGAATACAATAACCGCAAGTAGTCGGTTGGGTCTTTGCTCGCATTGTATCGGTCTTTTAACTCGTTCATAATGCCGATGATACGCTTGTCAACGTACTCGATATACTGACCGTCCAACTCAAATTTGCTAATGCGGTGCATAGTGGATTGGCTACTTACGATGTCGAAGAAATGATACCGTTCTGCTTCTGTCCATGCTTTTACCGTAAAGGTTAAATCAAACTGCACGATGATACCGCAAAGGAAATTGTCGTGTCCTTCGCCTTTAGGGGAAGATGCCAAAGTCCGTTGTCTTTCGGTTAAATCCGTGGTGCAATCATCAGTGTTGACCGCCATCGGGTACTTAGATGCTTTTATACTTTCGTCAAATCCGTATACACGGGTATTTGATACTACCATGCTATTACTCCTTAATGTTTTATATGGGGTATATATAATATATTAAATATACTAAGTGCTATAGGCTTTTATTAAGATTAAGGCGTTTTTGTTTTTGGAGAATATTTTTGGGGCTTAGTAGTGTCGTCCGACCGTCCACATACAACCCCTACACCCCTTTTTTGTCCGTCTGTCCTGCCGGAACTTTTTTCCGTGGTGTAAATTGCGATTATTGCGCTAAACTAAAGTTTCACGCAATTTTGAAACGATACCCAAAACGGCTAAAACCCTTTATTCATGCGGTTTGTAGCGTTTTACTGTCATTTTGCGCTATCAGATGCACCGTAAAAAACTACTGTTTTCCGTCTGTCACGGACAGAACATTCAGCTTTTTCATATCCTCCAACAACTCCGAACTGCTCCGAACTTGGCTTATCTGCGCTTGCGTTTGCACTGGTGCGGTCTCTGCCATACCATCCACAGCTTTACAGAGGAATATCATTCCAACGTTGCCGGATGCCGCCCCTTTGTACCTTCCTAACGCACATTCAGCTTGCCATTTTTTGACCGTGTCGGAACGTGAAGAGCCTAGTTTAACACATATATCATTACTTCTACACTCTCCATTTAACCAACTATATAACGTATCCCTATGAACTCCTATAAGTAAAGCGTATTCCTCTATAGTAGGCTTTTGCATATACTTATATACTAAGTCGGTATATATATCCCATATATTATTTAATATATTAATATCGGCATACATATCCTTGGTAAATCCCATATGCCTATTGATATACTTAATCATTCCAGTGAAACAATTAGAGTTTGGAGTAGAGAGTGCGGATGCATCCGGCAAACTGTCGATATACTCTTGAGCGTAAACGTATATATCATCCTCAAATACTTCTACACCATTTCCGGCTTTCGTGCTTGTGTCTTGCATCTCCGTTTCCCTCCTTCCTCGGAACAAACAAAAAAGGACAAATAAACCATGCTTAAAAAGCTATTAGTCTAATTGTCCTTCGTTAGTCGTGTAAATGTGGCTCTGTATGTTCGCCACGCTTTAACAATAACACAGCCATTATATTTTTGTCAACATTTATTTTTCCGCTATGCGTTGACCTTGTATTTTCCCCAAATTCGCATAAAATCCGCTTACCCTTATAACGGTATAGGTTAGCCCATAAAAATCCATTCTTGATACCAAATTCACAGAATTAGAGCACAAAGAAAGACCGCCCCCACTTCGGAACGGTCAAACTTTTTTATTCTTCCTCTTGACTTTCTTCTTTAGCCCAAATTTTAAAATCCTTGTCGTATGTATACAAATCCGGCGTTTCTCTGTATGCCTTTAAGAAATCACTTACCGCCCGCGCCTCACTGTCTGCATTTATTACAACGTCTTTATACTTGTAAAGTGCTTTTCCATTGTGTATCGTTCCAGTGTATGAAACAATAGATATTTTTATCGGTGCTCCAAATTCTGTAGTATAAATATAATACCTCTTCATAAAAGCCCTTCCTTCCTGCCGTTGTGGGTGGATTGCTCCACCCTCCGGCTAATAGTTTAATAATTTTACTGTATCAATTACTCCGTTGTTTCTGTTTTCCTCAAAAGTTACTACTTCCACAAGTCCGGCTCTTTCAAGTGCGCCTATGGTCGGCTTTCCGTAACTAGATACAAGGACTATTGATTTTCTTGCGTTTTCCCAGTATTTTCTGAGTGTTTCGTAATACTCTTTTCTTTCCTCGTATCTTTCACCGCTTATGTGATACACTTCTAAAACATAGCTTTTATAATCATCATGTTTTCTTGCGGTATCAATATCGGCTTTCATTTTGTCGATGCACTTCTGCCGGTTTGCGCTTAATTCCTTCATAGGCTTAACCCTCCTTTGTTTTGTTACCCTCATTATAACATATTAAACTATGCTTGTCAATACATTATTAAACTATTCTTGAAAAATATTTAACCCTGCATTTCCTTTAATTCCTTGTTAATACAATTAAGTACAAATTCAGAACTTGACATACCTTTAAGCGTTGCCGCCGCCTTGACTTTTTCTTTCGTTCCCTTTGGGGACATAACCGTTATACGGTCATACTTATCCTTTTGATACTGTGCAATATAGGAAAGTTCCTTTTCTCTTTCTTTAAATGCCATTGTAAGCACTCCTTTCTTTATTGTGTTTCTGATAGCATAGTATCATATTAAACTATACTTGTCAAGTTTTAGCTTTTACTTGCATATAATAAGTACAAACACACTTTTTTCAAAAATATTTCAAAATTATTGAACTATGCTATTGACAAACTTATTAAACTATGCTATATTATAGACAAGGAACAGCAAGGAGGAAACGGATGGGGAAGCCACAGTGGAACCATTTAAAAGAGAAGAATAAACCGAAGCATCAAGAATGGGCAGGGCATTCACCTTATAGAAAGGCAATGGCGGAAACGGCAAAAACTTCCACACCGAGATGACACAGCACTGTTCCCCGTAAAACAAATAACAAAGGCGGTGACGAATTGAGAACAGAAAAGGAAATTCGAGAAAAACTTGAACAAATTGAAAAGGATTTGGAAGAACTTAATAATTTTTACGATGATGATGAAATTTCAAAAGAGGGTTTTGAAAAAAGCCACAGAATATTATCGGCTTGGGAATACCATTTAAAATGGTTACTTGGGGAGGTGTAAACCATGACAATTAAGGAAAGAAAGAAACGAAAAGAACAAGCGATAACTTTGTTGGAAATAGTATTTGATTTATTGGACAGTATGTCAGAAACACAAGCAGATGCTGACGATATATGGCAAGCAATAAAATCACTTAAAGAAGGAGAATAAAAAGATGAACGGTTTTGGACAAAACATGGCAATAAGCATGTACAACGAAGGTTACAAACAATGCAAAAGGGATTTGGAAGAAAAAATAATGGAATTAAGAAGATATGGTTGGAATATGGATAAAACCTTAATAAGCCTTGAAGATGTTTTAAAATTATTAGAAGAAAAACAATAAACAAAAAGCGGATG